GATGGGGCCGGACTCCTGCCTCTAGATGGGGCCGGACTCCTGCGATTTCTAGCAGCGGCGGCATCGGCGGCTTTTTTTCTAGCGGCGGCTTTGGCGTTGTCTTTCTTTCGTTGTTCAGCTTCAAAGTTAATATTACACGCCTGAGCAGCCTTAACTCCGGCAGCCGCCTTTATATTGTCCAATTTCATCACCTGTGTACAAATGGCGTTCTTATTTGCACATGAAGTAATTCTCGTATTTGGTTCGAACACATTACCCGCGCATATACCGGGGACTAAACAATCCGCATTACCAAATAGACCCGATGCGGAAGACAAGCCAGTTCTTTGAATGTCTTTCAAACCCTGCAAAATTTCTTTACAACCGGCCCAGTTTGGATGTCTCTTACATCTTGCTATAAACCCAGAATCGGCTACATTAATACACTTACATTTCGGGTCTGTGCGATGTTTTTGACAATATTGAATTGCCTTGACCTTAGCGCGCGTCGCACCAAGTTTACCCTGGATCATCTGATAACAAGTCCGGCCATCGTGGTGGACTTTGTGACGCAAGCGATTTACATTTGAACAATAACCACCATCGTGGTACCGACCGAGATTTTTTACACCGAAAATGAGTTGATTATATACACTGTTGCCACCCTGACCACCGACGTTATTTTCTCTTCTTCTGGATGCGGCCTCCATTGTACCCGCATTGTCGTTAAAATGACACCAAAACGCACCAGGGGCATTACTAAATCGGCCCCTCAAACGCACGTGATCATGTCCCGTGACATTTACAGGTATGCCATGTATGGCACGGGCACCCGCACAGGGGTGGCCCCGAGCCCCCCTTGCATATTGGATTTTATTACCACACGCACTTGCGCAGTGGAAACGTGTACGTCTTCCCCTACCCTTGTGTGTACCTTCGTGGAAGTCCGCGTGACAATGCTTGTCCCAGCTTGAATATTTTCTACCATCGTGGTGACCAGCACAACCTCGTGTCCTGTGATAGTCGTCGCCACTCTTCCATGCAGCTGCAGCGGCCCAGGGCATATTTAAATATACTTATATTTTTTTTATAAGCTCAAGTAATTTTTCCTTGTCATACTCGTCGTCACCCTTATCGGCTTCCTCGAATATTTTATTAATCAACCCTTGATCTTTAGTCATTTCAGAAACACTTGACATGACAAATATTGAATCTGGTACGGTTGTCTCGTTTATGTATTCAATCATCGCTTCTTTACTCTGTGAGATGTCATATTCTTCATCAATTCGCCTGAAATACGAAAAGATCACGAGACCGATAATTCCAACCAATAAAACAAGGAGGGGGGCGGTGATTCGTGTTGAACGAACCATTTAATTTATACCAAGGTTTTTTTACATGCTTTCAAATAATTCTATAAGTGCTTCTCTTTTCTGCTCTTCTGCGAGTTTATAAGATTTCTTAATTTCCGACTCATCTTCTGTGAGTTTTGCAGCCGCCGTCATTACCAAGAGAGAATCAATCTGAGTCTCGCTATTCAAGTGTTGCATGATTTGAGACTTGTCCATTTCATATTTTTCAATTTGCTTGGTGGACGCTCTTTTCTTGTAAATCCAGATGATCACAATAACAATGGCTATGATAAGCATCGCCTGGTTAAGTCCCATATTCATTTTAATTTTACATCATATTTTTTTTCTGGGTATATTTCAAATATACCAGGATGGGTGCCTCCAAGTCCAAAATGGTTGTTGAAACAAATATTGTAAACGAATCGGTTTTCAATGCAGTTTCTAGGAGCGAGAATGCAGTTTCTGCGTCTGTACTTACAGTTCAAAATATGTCAGTTAGTGGCGTTACAGCTTACTGTAATTTGGATATATCACAAAAAATTAATGCTGATATTAAAGTTTTGCAAAAGTTTGATGAGAAATCTACAACAGACCTACTCAATAAGATTATGAACGATATAGAAAAAAAGGCCAAAAACGAAACTAAGCAAAAGACTGGATTTATGAATCCAATACCAAACTTTTCAAGTAAGGTGTCTGATACAAAGACGAATATCAAAAATAAAGTTTCAAAGAGTATCACAAGTGAAACTATCAACACACTCGCTGCCAAAGTTATTAACAGACAGAAGTTGGTCACCAGCAATCTTATTATTGATCCACTTGGCCTCTCCGTATACAAATCGCTGGGTGTACCTCCCCCGGTAGAGCTCATGAAAGAACTCAGAAACACTAAATGTAAAATTGGTCAGGATGCCCAAATCAGGTTTGTCGCTGAACAAATTGGTAGCAAAATTACCGAAATCATTAACAAAGATGAAAGCGCTCAAAAATTGAAAAAGGAAGTTTTAAATAAGACTACACAAGAAACGCAGGGTGTAGGTGAAGCTGTTGCGGACGGTGCCAAGGGTATAGGTGCGGGTATTAGCAGCGTGTTCAAGGGCATGACAGGTCCATCCTTGATATCAGCTCTTGTCTCGTGTGTGTGCTGTGGCGCCATCCTCGCATTTGGTATGTCCCCGGCCGGTCAGAAACTTTCTAAGAACGCAGGTTCCAAGGCCCTTAAGCGTTTCTAGTTTAAAGATATAAAGATCCTTTAACTTAATGATTCTGAGTATCGATGTCGGTATTCGGAACTTAGCAATATGCTTACTCAATGAAACAAATAACCTCGTGGAGGAATGGGATGTCTCCGGCGTCCCACCCGAACATAAAGATGGTATCTATGTCTCATTAAGAAAACACTTAGATGAAAGACCCTGGGTCTTGACGGCTGACACCATTCTCATAGAAAAACAGCCAGACCGCAATAAGAAGATGATATCCGTAATGCACTTCCTCCATGCATACTTTATAATTAAGTGCCCTCGTGCTGAAACAATCATCTATGATGCGCGTCATAAAATTCCAGATGTTGCAGGACCTGGAAAGTCACAGTATCTCAAAAGGAAGAAAGTTGCAATTCAAAGATGCGAAGAGTTTATTCGTTCAGGACCTACAAACGCTCATTGGTTGGATACATTTCTCAAGTCTAAAAAGAAAGATGATCTCGCGGATACTGTCATGCAAGCTCTTAGTTTTGTGAATAGGACTGAAGTTAAAACTGCAAAGAAGACTAGGAAATCTACAAAATTAGTAGCTCGTAAACCCAACGACAACCAAAAGAGAACAAAATATTCAAAGTCGAACTTGGCATGGATTTACCTAAATAAAGTTGAATGCGAATGCCTTGAGAATAACAAACGTTTTATGAAAGATCTGAAAAGATACTATCGCGATATTGGTGACTTAGTTAAGGATTTGGGGGGAACTAATAATTAGAATACAATGCAACAAGATGTCTTGGACCATGGATTTGTACGATTGGTTGATCACATGCCGCAACAAGATTTGGACACCTCAATCGTCCAAGCCGCAAGAGTTTCATATGGTGACGGAACAAAGTCTTCCCGGGGAGACCGAGGACTCCTCCGATACCTGCTTCGCCACTGGCACACAACGCCTTTCGAGATGGTGGAATTCAAGTTCCACATCAAGATGCCCCTCTACATCGCCCGTCAACATTTTCGACATAGAACAGCCTCCGTCAATGAACTATCCGCCCGCTACTCCGTCGTACCGAAACAGTACTACAACCCGGGAATTTTAAGGGGTCAATCTAAAGTAAATAATCAGGGGTCCGAGGGTATTATTGAAATTGATGAAGAAAAGACTCAACAAATTGACAAACACTTGGAATATTCTTTTGATTTATACGAGAACCTCTTGGAGACGGGGATATGCCGTGAGCAAGCAAGGGGCAATCTCCCACAATGTACATACACTGAATTCTATTGGAAGATCAATCTCCATAATTTGATGCACTACCTCCATCTTCGTATGGATTCTCATGCCCAGAAGGAGATTCGTGACTATGCGAATGCTATATATGACCTCGTACAGCCACTCGTCCCGGTAACGATGGAAGCTTTCAAAGACTTCAGGGTCAATGCAATGCATCTCACGGGACCGGAAATTGAAGCCCTCGCCAACGGTACCCCCATTAACAGTCCGGGTGAGAGACGAGAGTTTGAAGAAAAGTTGGAAATTTTAAACTTAAAAAATAAATGTCCTTAGAATGTAACAACGAAAGATGTTTTCAATTACGACCTCCACCACTTTTGCGTCGAATACCAAGCGTTTGAAGAAGTTTGGCAAGAAAATGAAGAAACAAAATGATACAGACGTGGGTAAGATTCGAGAAAAGTTGTCAGATATTTCCCGCGATGAACAAAGACGTGTCAAGGATATCTTCAGGGAACACCAGGAGTTTTTCAAGGGTTCTCCAAAGAAGGAAGAAATTTCGATAGATTTTTATGAAAAGTAAATATAGATATGATACTACCACTTATAATAATCATGTTTTGTATTATATGCATAATAACAAATAAGAAAGATGAAACGCATATAATACATAAAAGTGTCTTAAATAGGGATTTGTGTGAAAATATAATAAAAGTTTCAAAAAAGTATGAATTAGACGATTATATGGACGAAGTTGACGGTAAGCCGGCGAATCAGATAGATATTTATGACGACGATGAAAGTAATCCAGTTTTAAATAAAGAATTATGGGATATTTCTAAAAATATTTACGATGTTCACATTAAAAAATATCAACCAAAGTCACCCGGTTACATATTCTTGAGAAAATATACCCCAAATGAACGTTTTTCTTTACCCATCCACCTAGATGAAAATAAAACAACTGTATCATTTCTTATATCTTCTAAAAATGATTGTGAAGGTGGAGAATTATATCTATTTGATCGCAAAACAACTAGGGAAAACAGACGTGTTAACTTTCAAACGACGCGTGGAAAACAGGAATTTTTAAACAAATTCAAAAAACTACCCATTGTAGATTACGATCAAGGTGATATGATTTCGTATAGCGGGGATCATCATTTACACGGTGTTCTTCCAGTTACAAAAGGTTTTAGATATGCTATGTGTTTTTTCTTCGATTGATCTTAACGCGAAACGTAAGCCAGATTGTAAGCACGATAAAACCAAACCCAAGTGGCGTGTCATTAAACTCAAATGCCATTAGGGCACTCATTAAACTATACTGAACCGTGCGTACTTCTCGTCTTGTTTTAGATATGGACCTTCTTATGACTGCTCTGCTTCTTTCCAGACCCAGAACAGCCTTACTTATATTGCGTATTTTTGATGGCATCTCGGCCGTCTTTGTAAGCGCATCTTGAATATCAATTGAGTCTACAAATTGTTGTGTTATCATTGGCTCCAGGTATGCGAGATAGTTGAACTCGGGATCTAATTGTACACATATACCCTCTATAAGAGAGAATGATTTAGCTAAATATACAAAACTCGTGGGTACCATAAATGGCTTTTCGGCCGCGAGTTTCGATGCCACGTCATCGTTTAATATATTTGAAGCGTTAAGGGTCTCGAGATAACTCAAAATTGTTTCAAAAAAGATTTCGATGTCCGTAAGATCGGAATTCATAGGTATGATGACACCAAGGTCTACAAGAATTTGAACAATTCCTTTTGTGTCTTTTTCTATTATACACCCAAAAAGCTGCTTGAAACCTTTGCGGAGTTCTTCAGATAAATATATTGTGATCCCAAAGTCGTAAAATACCAATTTACCATTAGATGAAAACCCCAAGTTACCGGGATGGGGATCTGCGTGAAAAAGACCGTTGTCCATAGTCTGAATCACATAGGAATTGATAAGAGCTTCACATACCTTTTTTCTATTTATATTGGGATCTGTGAGTTCTATTAATTTTTCAGATTCAACATATTCCATGACAATGGTGTTTTCTGTACAAAGTTTTCTGTATACTTTTGGGACTTTAACCCACTTTATACCGTTCATACTCTTTCTAAATCTCACGGCATTGTCAATTTCCTGTTTATAATCCGATTCGCCCAAGAGATATTCAATTGATTCATTGAGAACAAACTCCGAGCTATTCCCGGTGTCAATCCCTAACTGTTCCAAAAAACGCACAATTTCCCTGACATTATCTGTATCTTCCTTCATAGTCTCATAGATATTTGGTCTCTTCACCTTGACAATAACATCTTTTCCATTTTTTAAAGTTGCCTTGTGAACCTGGCCAAGACTCGCGGACTTGAATGGAATCGGTTCAAAGGAATCAAATGAATCTAAATTTACAACATTTTGTACAATGTCAAATCCCACTGGAGGCACATCGTCTTGAAGCGATTCCAACTCTTTTGTAAACTCGGGGTCGTACAGATCGGCTCTCGTCGATGCGATTTGACCTAATTTTACAAAGGTTGGACCAAGTTCCAAGAGTTCATTCCGCGTCCACGCACCAAGTTCGGACTTGTCTTTTACAAATTTACTTTTCCATATAAATTTGGCAGCAAATTTCCAGGTCTTTACCTTTTTAGAGGGAGGTGATTTAAGTATTACATTGGATGACGCATGGAGCATCGCATCTACTATAGTCTAGGAAAATATCTCGGTTTACTTTAAATGAAAAAGTTCTCAAGCTTCCTCGGACCAGTCAGCAACCCAGCCGAAGCCCTTATTAAAACGCAGCCCATTATATTCACCTTAATAATCCTGTATCAGGGTCTATTTTCGGGTAATGCGATTGACATTCCAAAAAATCTTAAATCTGCTTTCGACAATAAGGCTTTCCGATTTTTTTCCTTGATGATGATCGCATTTAGCGCGACACAAGATATTGAATACGCTCTCATCGCAACTACGATTTTCCTGACAATAATGTATGCTCTCAAGACTCCAGAAGAACGAAAAAAGACTGGATTGATTTAAAATGACACTTATAGTTTTAACCTTATTGTATATAAACAGAATCAATGAAATTTGAGGCGAAAGTTTATAAACCCATGTATGACCACAACGACAAGAAATACATTCGCTTGGTCATTCCTGAAAAATGCTCTCAACTTATTCGTCAAATGCACGCAAATAAATTATGGCTTATTAAGAATTCTCATGTAGATGATCCACTCGACGGTAAGATTCTCACAGTAAAAGTTCCATTCCGTTATAGGAGAGTGATGTGCAGCGTTAATGGCCGCCCTGTACAGTCCCTTATAAAGGATGATGAAGTTGAAGTTGATATTGATTTCACGGGTGTATGGAATGTTGGTAATTATAGTGGTTATACTTGGAAGATTAAGTCAATTACTTCTCTTCCTTGATTTCTTCTTCCTCATCTTCTTCCTCCTCCTTTTCGGGAATGTCGATTACGGTCAAGCCGTTTTCCTTTAATCCCACAAACACACGAAGACTCCCCTGGAGACGATGAAGCTCTTGGTATGTGGATTCAATCGCGTCTTGTATTTTTTTAATATTCTCTTCGATGTTGAGAGATGGCATTCTACTTATATAAAGTTACTATTCTTTAATATATTAAATGTTGACGCGGACTGGATATCTCGTTACCGATGGACCGGTGACTGAAATTAAAAAGGAACTTACGGTAAGACCCATAGTCAATGGCGATTATGGATTTCCTCCACCGCCTTTTAAGGTTTTCCGAACGGCTAAGAATGGAGTGTGCGTTCCAAGATTCTATGGAGTTGGTCGGGCTGGAAAGCCACGAGAGGACCGGCGCCCCGAACCAGCAAGATCCACAGCCAAATTTGTTGGACAGTTACGAGATGCAACTCACCAGAATGAGGCCCTCGCTGCAGCCATTAAGGCTGGTCACGGAGTTCTCTCACTCCCATGTGGGTATGGCAAAACCACTGTATCCCTGGCAATAGCCTGTAAATTGGGGTATCGTACGATGATTGTGGTTCATAAACAATTCTTGGCAGATCAATGGAGGGATAGAATTCAACAGTTTTGTCCGGGTGCCACAATAGGTATTGTTCAACAAGACAAAAAGGAGGTTGACTGTGACTTTGTAATAGCTATGCTTCAATCACTCTCCCTCAAAGAGTACTCATTCAGTGACTTTGATTCTATAGGAACTCTCATAGTTGATGAAGCTCATCATATATGTGCTAAGGTATTCAGTCAATCTCTTTTCAAAATGTGCCCCAAACACATCTTTGGACTTTCAGCGACACCAGAAAGAAAGGATGGTCTCACAAAGGTTCTCCATTGGTTCATGGGTCCCACGTTCTTTGCAGTTGAAAGGAAGAACCAGGATCAGGTTGAAGTATTTAGCATTACATATGAATCATTCAATTACAGGAACCCACCACCTTCAACAAGATTTGGTAAAGTATCCATGCCAAATATGATTACGGAAATTGTAGAAGATAGAAAGAGAAATCAGATGCTTGTGGAATTGATCAAGAGGGCTTCAGCTGGTACAAGACAGCTTCTTGTTCTAAGTGACAGACGTTTGCACTGTGAGATGCTCCACCAATGTTTTCCAAAAAACTCGGGTCTCTACATGGGTGGAATGAAGGAGGCTGACCTCCAGGCTTCTTCCAAGAAAAAGATCATATTTGCAACTTTCTCGCAAGCCCACGAAGGATTAGACATACCAACCCTGGATACAGTTATATTGGCGTCCCCTAAGTCTGATATAACCCAGAGTATAGGTCGTATAATGAGAGAAACCAAGGGGAAGAAGAATAATCCACATATTTATGATATTCATGACCCTTGGTCGCTCTTCACAGCTATGTTTTACAAGAGAATGAAAGTGTATCGCCAAGGTGGTTTTAAAATTCACGGTAAAGTTGAACAGGAAAGAAAGGATGAATTCCCTCAGGGAAAGTGTCTGTTTTTATAATCTGAACAATAAATAAATGTCAGGTGCATTGGTTCAGCTCGTGTCCAAAGGTGCGCAAGATGTTTATATAACAAGTGACGAGGGGGCGTCTCTCTTTAGTATGAAATACAAACGGCATACAAATTTTTCACAAGCGCCACGACTCATAAAGGAAGTTACAACAAAAGACAGCACCATAATTATCCCAACTTGGGGTGATCTTGTAAATGCAGTATGGTTTGAAGGTGTAGATCTTTTAACTAAATTTGATGGTGCAGTTATAGATTTATATATAGGAGGCGTTAAGATTGATTCACACCCATATGACTTTATTTCAGATGTATGGCAGAACTATTTGGCTGAAAATTTTGTAAAGGCACAGGAAATTTTAAACAAAACATCACAATCAAATAATAAGTTTCTACCACTTCATTTTTTCTTTTGTGACAACGATATGTTTTTACCACTTTGTGCTTTGCAGTTTCATGAAGCTGAAATTAGAATAACCTTTGCCAATCAAGATGTGTCTGGTGTAAAATGTTACGGTAATTACGTATTTTTGGATACCGAAGAACGCAATAAATTTATAAAAACACCAACAGATCTTATAATCACACAAGTTCAAAATTTAAAGGGTGATGTCCAACTTCCAAAAACTACATTGGATATTTCTGTATTTAATCACCCCGTGAAAAGTATCTTCTTCGGTTACACGGCACAGGGTGGTGTTATAGAAGAAGATAAACTATCGTTTAGTGGTGCCGATATTTATCTAAACGGTACAGCACTTGTTGAAAATATGTCCCCAATTTACTTTCACACTGTACAAAATTATATAAGTTCAAAGTTTGGTCTTATCAGCTTTATTGAAGATCAGGATTGTCCTCTATATACTAGATATTTCGCCTATCACTTTTGTAGAAATGCTTCCGAATATAAGCCATCAGGGACATGTAATTTTAGTCGTTTAGATAACGCGAAGATTGTAATTAGAGATATAGTAAAGGGTACAAATCGTACATTAGATAACGAACTCACTGTTTACGTAGTTAACTATAATGTGTTTAGAATACGTAACGGGTTGGGTGGCATTTTATTCGCCGATTAATGTAATAGTTATGCCGTTCATTGGTAATGCCGGGAGATTCAATCATGTATATATGGCTGAACTTAATCAGGACAATACCAAAAAAACAACGTCAACTCCACCCACATCTGTGAACTATAATTTTAATGAAATTACAATTGGCAAAGATGCGGGTAAGACGGATCAAGGTGAAAACGCGATCGCGGTAGGGGCTAAATCTGGATTTTTAAAACAAGGTGCGAGGTCGGTCGC